GGTGTATTTAAAAAAGTATCTACAAGATATGAAATGCCTGATGGTTCAAAAGTATTTGGTAAAAACATCAATGAGGATCCTGAAAAATATTTTACAAAAGAAGTATTAAATAAGATTGATGAATATGCCAAAAAGAAATTCAGTTACGGATCAGACGAAGAATAAGAAATACGTTTTTGTACAAAAAGAAGGTGATGACTTTACTTGTATAAAGTTATTAGAAGGCAAGTACAAAGGTGTTATCTACAAATACGGTAAAGTAGGTTTTGCAAAAGATGAAAAACCTGATGGTACTTTACCTATGAAATTTGATTATGATATTATTTTCAATCCACACGAAGAAACCAGCATTGACAAACAAGACTTTATAGACTATATTGGAGATATATTAATTGAACTACTGGAGAAACAAATAGAAAATGGCACCGCTGTCCTTGAACATCAATAACGAAAGAATAGAAATAACGATATTAAGAAACCTCATTTTCAATGAGGAGTTTACTCGTAAGACTTTACCTTTTGTAAATGAAATTTATTTTACAAAAAGAGAAGAAAAGATTTTATTCCAAGAGATCAATACATTTGTTGAGAAGTATAAAAACTTACCTACAAAAGAAACTTTACTTATTGAATTAGGTTATCGTAAAGATATAAATGATGATGAAGTTAAATCTGTAAAAGAATTATTATCTACATTAAATCCAGAAGAAGTTGAACAACAATGGTTGTTAGATACAACTGAAAAGTTTTGTAAAGATCGTGCTGTTCACAATGCAGTATTAGACGGTATTAAAATTTTAGATGGTAAAGATCAAAAGAGAACACAAGAGGCAATACCTAGTATTCTTGCAGACGCATTAGCAGTTAGTTTTGATAATCATATCGGACACGATTACATAGGTGACGCTGAAGATAGATTTAAATGGTATCATACTAAAGAGAAAAAGTATCAGTTTGATTTATCTTACTTCAACAAGATTACAAAAGGTGGTGTACCAAGTAAAACTTTAAACATTGCTCTTGCAGGTACAGGTGTCGGTAAATCTTTGTTTATGTGTCATTGTGCTAGTGCTTATCTATCACAAGGTTTAAATGTATTGTACATCACTTTAGAAATGGCAGAGGAACGAATTGCAGAAAGAATTGACGCAAACTTATTAGATACAACGATAGATGATTTACACGCATTACCAAAAGACTTGTATGATTCTAAAATATTAAAAGTAAAAAACAAAACAAACGGTCAATTAATTATTAAAGAATATCCAACGGCGTCTGCTCATAGTGGTCATTTTAGAAGTTTATTAAATGAACTTGCATTAAAGAAATCATTTAGACCAGATGTATTGTTTATTGATTATTTAAATATCTGTGCTAGTGCTAGATTTAAAGGTGGTAACATATCATCTTATTTTTATATTAAGGCAATCGCCGAAGAATTAAGAGGTCTTGCTGTTGAGTTTAATGTGCCAATCTTTAGTGCAACACAAACAACAAGAACTGGTTTTGTATCAACTGATATTGGTTTAGAAGATACTTCCGAAAGTTTTGGTCTGCCTGCAACTGCTGACTTTATGTTTGCTCTAATGTCAAATGAAGAATTAGAACAACTAGGTCAAATGAAAGTCAAACAATTAAAGAACAGATATAATGATCCTGCAATGAACAGATCATTTATTGTAGGTGTAGATAGGGCAAAAATGAAACTGTATGATGTAGAAAATACAGCACAAAACATAGTAGATAGAGGAAAAGAACCTGATCTTAAAGTAGAAGACCCTTACGATAAGTTTAGTGATTTTAAAATATAATGCCTAAAAAACAAAAAGTACGATTCTATAAAGGTGACAGACGACCTAAACACGATAGTGATTACGACAAATTAGTGTATCAAGTTAAGATGAAAAAAAGAGGTCGTAAAATTTTATGGTGTATTATAGAACAACCTAATAAAAAAACAATTGCTGAATTTTTCTTTGAAGAAGACGCACAAAGAATAGCAGACTTTCAAAACAAACACCGTGTATGGCAACAAAACGGTGGTATTCCTTCATTTCTTTATATCCGTGCATAAATAGTCCTATGGGACTCTCAAATACAGAATTTGCTAAAAAAGCAAGTAAAGGACCTTACGCAGGTAAGGCAAGAAAAGATATTGCAAATATTAAAATTAAAAATAGAAAACCTTTTACAATAGAAAAAACTGGTGAAAAAATAATAGGTTTAAAAGTATCAGGTAATAATTTAATTTATAAAGTAAAAAATTCAGAAAAAACAATACCCTTTTCTAACATACAAAAAGACGAAGATTTTGGTGGACAACCTGCTAAAAAAGGATCAGGTTCTTCAGCAGCAATAAGTGGTAAAATTGTAGAAGTTTTATCTGAAGCATTTTTTTGTATATATTGTGCTATGAAGTCAGCAGGTACTTTAAGTAAATATGATAAAGATAAAACCTATGAAGATTGGGACGATATTCAAAGTGCTAAAGATATATCTAATTTTGCCTCTACTTATAAAATTTCAAAATATGTAGACCAAGAATTAAAATCATCTGTATTTAATCAATATAAAAAATTTGCTAATGCTTTTCTAGTAGATAAGGAATGGCACGCTAGACTTATGGCACAAGTAAACGTGATGTATTCTAATTATCCTATACCAAATAAATCATTTACATTTTTGAGAGCAGATAATATGAAAAGATCAATGGATCCATATAAGACTTTTGAGGTTGTTGCACAACAAATTAAATCAAAAACAGGATTTAGTAGACCAGTAGATAAAGATAAATGGAATCCTGCTGACGTTTGGTTTTTTACGTCTAGTGCTGAAAATACGTTAACAAAAGAATTAAAAGAATTAGAAAGTAAAATTAATAAAAATCCTGCAAACGCAGTAGATCAATTAAATAATTTAAATCAATTAATTTACAAACTATTTGAAAAAAAAGAATTGTATCCTATATCTTTAAAAGCACCAGCAGGTACATCTGCTAGAATAACTGCTGTAAATGAAGATGGAGATATAGAACAGTTAGTAAAATTTGATAAGGTAGATTTAGGACAAGGTAATTTAGATGTAAAAATAAGATTTGATTTAATTTATCAAAAAAAGAAAACTAAAAAACTTGTAAAAAAAATGACAGGTTATTTAAAAAGTAAAACTGACACAGGTGGATTTAGATTAGAGTTAGAGTTTCCAGGATCAGGTGCTAGATTTGGTACTTTAGGTACGGAAAATTATCAATATATAATTTATAATACTGATAAATCTGGTATTAATGCTTTACAAAGAATTAGAAAACAAAGTAATACATTTCAACAAATACCTGAAAAATATAAACCAGGCACAGGAGAATTAGATTGGTTGGGTGCAAGTGGATATCAAAAATTATCAAAAGAAAAAGGTAGTAGAGATTACCTAGAAGGATATTTACAGACCTTATTTAATAAAATTAATAATGAAAAATTTAGATTAGGTCAACCACCAGAAAAAAATGTATTAAATAAAACAATTGCTTCAGAAATTGCAGTTGCAATTAATGAAATTAAAAATAAAGTAGCAAGAGAAATTACAGTAGAAAATATCTATAATCTTGCCGTATCACAAGGATTTAGGGTAGGTATTTCAAAAGAACAATTAAAAGCAAGAGGTGAAAAATCTATTGTAGATAAAACAGTTGCTGACACACTTTTTGACAGTTGTTTTCACTTAAAAGTTTACTAATAAACTTGACAAATCTTATAAATAGTGATATAATTTAGTTGATTTATATGGACAAAGTGATTATAGTTATGGGAACAATGAGAGAGAAATGTTTAGTTTTAAAGGTTTTATTACAAGCGATAAGAACACACATTTAGAACATTTAGAAGATGATATAATAAATCGTGGTTCAGATGGTGGTCGAAACGCAGTTAATTTTTTAAAGTCAGTTAGAAATATGCTAGCTGGTTCTGCTAGTGGACGTGTTAATATGTCTGTAAAGTGGGACGGTGCACCTGCCATTATTGCAGGTATCAATCCAGAAAACGGCAAATTCTTTGTCGGTACAAAATCAGTATTCAACGTAACACCTAAAATCAATTATACATCTGGCGATATTGCTAGAAATCATAGTGGTCCTGTTGCAGATAAATTACGAGTATGTTTAAATGAATTAAAAAGATTAGGTATTAAAGGTATCTATCAAGGTGATTTATTATTCACAAAAGGTGATTTAAAATCTGCTGCTATAGATGGTGAAAAAATGATTACGTTTACACCAAACACTATTACATATGCAGTACCAGTTAACTCATCTATCGGTAAAAGAATTGCAAGAGCAAGATTAGGAATTGTAT